CGCTGAATATTTCATCGAACGTGTGCCAAATGCTCAAACAGAAGATGCGCTCAACTTCGCAGATATCTTCATTAGTCATTACACCAACACGAATTGGTATTACGGCAAGAAGAAGATGAAGGACTGGAAAGCAGCAATGCGCTCTGCATGGAAGTTACACGAATTTATAACTAATAAAAACAACAACAATGACACAATTGGTAGAATACAAAGGTCTGAATTACAAAAGTGGGTTAACTCCTAATGAACGAGCCTACCTTGAAGCAAAGGAACAAGTGAGATTGTGCGACATCACGCTGCAAATGTTCAAATCATTAATTGCGAGAACGGTTGTAATCAGTGGAATTAAACAACTTCCATCTAGTGAAGAAACGCAAATGTTATTTACTAACGCCATCCATTACTACGCATACACAACGATTGGTGAATATGCGTTAGCGTTTGAGATGAACGCGGCAGGAGTTGAATTTCCACGCGTTGAAAACTACGGAATGATAACTATTCAATTCCAATCGGATGTTCTGAAAAACTATACCAATGTGCGTAATCAAATGAACATCGCACTTGAAAAAAAGAAAACGAAAATGGAAACACCTATTGCCGAATACAATGAACCAATCAATTGGAAGGAGATGTTCATCACTGACATTCAGAGGTGGAAGGACAACCAACGGACAACAGTAATGATTCTTGCGCCTAACTTTATTGCTAAATTTTATGAACTCGAAGCTATCAACGATGACTGCTGGACAGATGAACAATGGAAGCAATGGAAGTTCGCTGCGCGATTCCAAGTAATCGAAGATTTGCACCTAACAAAAACGCGTTTGGAACGGATGAATAAGGATGAAAAACTATCGTTCAACCAATCAGTTCAAAAAGAATTGATGCGCAGGTTGTATGCGGACATCATGGACAGCACGATTTTGCAGCAACGAATAATTAATAAGTTATGACGCATGGTTCATTGTTCAGCGGAATTGGTGGTTTTGATTTAGCTGCTGAATGGATGGGTTGGGATAACATATTCCATTGTGAATGGATGCCATTTCCACGACAAATATTACACTATCATTTTCCAAAATCAATAAGTTATGAAGACATCACAAAAACAGATTTCACTATTCACAGAGGATCAATTGACATCCTTACCGGTGGATTCCCATGCCAACCCTATTCATCAGCAGGAAAACGACTTGGGAAAGAAGACGAGCGACACCTCTGGCCGCATATGCTCCGAGCAATTCAAGAGATTGAACCAACCTACGTTGTGGGCGAAAATGTTCGTGGACTTACTAATTGGAACGGGGGAGTGGTCTTCGAAGAAGTGTGCGCTGAACTGGAAAATTGTGGGTACGAAGTACAACCGATATTATTGCCAGCTTGTGCCGTCGGTGCGCCACATCGAAGAGATCGAATATGGTTCATTGCTACCAACACCAATGGCGCAATGTTTCGAACAAGTAAATACGCAAGCATACGATGCGCGGATGGAACGAATCAAAGCAAAAGGATTCAAGGAATTCACAATGCCATTGGATCAAATGGCAATAAGGGGATTGCTACCAACACCAACAACCTTCGACAGCACGAATGCGAGTTCGACAATGCAGAGCAGTCAAGTGAAGGAAGGGAGTATGCACTCAATGACATTAACGAGAATGTTGGACAAAGGAATGCTACCGACTCCACGAACATCGGACAAGAATATGCATTGGAAAACGGAGAATTGGAAAGGGGACAATTTGGGCAGTCATATAAACGAAATGTATGGGACTCGTTCCCATCTCAATCCCCGATTTGTGGCGGAGATGATGGGATTCCCACCAAACTGGACGGAATTACCTTTTCAAAGTGGCGGCAAGAATCAATCAAAGGATATGGAAATGCAATAGTTCCGCAAGTTGTTTATGAGATTTTTAAAGTAATTCAAACAATGAACGATGCAATACCACGCTAAACAAATTGAAGCACTCGAACAGCTATCCATCGACAACGATTGTAGGCAGTTGTTGTATGGCGGAAGTGCTGGTAGTGGAAAATCTTTTCTCGGTTGTGATTGGCAAATAAAACGAAGATTGAAATATCCAGGAACACGCGGTTTGATTGGTCGTTCTGAACTAAAAAAACTGCGCCTATCAACGATGGCTACCTTCTTTGAGTTATGCTCCATGTATGGATTGAACCCCGATAAACATTGGACATATAATGGCCAAGACCACGTTGTCAAATTCTACAACGGCAGTCAAATAATCTTAATGGATTTAGCGGATTTACCAAGTGATCCCGAATTTCAAAGATTTGGTTCAATCGAATTAACCGATGCGTTTGTTGATGAAGCTGGAGAGGTAAGCCAAAAATGTATCGACATCCTTTCCTCTCGTTTGCGTTACAAGTTAATCAACGACAAACCAAAACTACTCATGACTTGTAACCCACACAAAGGTTGGTTATACAATGAGTTCTTCGATGCTCAACGTAATGGCACGATACGAAAGGACAGACGATTTATACAGGCATTACCAACCGATAATCCACACGTTTCAGAGGTCTATCTCGAATCATTGCAAATGCTGCCAATCATTGACCGCAAACGATTACTTGAAGGAGATTGGGATTACGATGAAACGAAAGACCGCATATATGAATACGATGACTTGCTCCGATGTTTTAGAATGCCATCAACAATTAACCAGGATAAATTTATTACTGCGGATATTGCGCGCATGGGGAACGATAGAACTGTTATCGTGTTGTGGAATGGACTTCATGCGGAAAAATTTATTGTATTAAAACACAAACCAATAAACGAAATAGTGGACACCATTCGCCAGTTAGCTGAATCTAATGGTGTGCGGTTGTCGAATGTGCTATGTGATGAGGATGGAATCGGAGGTGGAGTGGTTGACTTTATGAAGTGCAAAGGATTTCTCAATGGCTCCAAATCAGTTCGCGACAATTACATGAATCTCAAAGCGGATTGTTACTTCAAACTTGGTGAACTTATAACGACCAACGCGATTACTTTTGAATCAACGCATAAAGATACCATTGTAAAGGAACTCGAAATGATTAGACGCGAGAAAATTGATAGCGATGGAAAGTTACGCGTTACCAATAAAGAAACATTGCAAAAGAAGTATGGCATATCTCCCGACTTTGCAGACGCGATAATGATGAGAGCGTTCTATGAATTAAAAAAGAATTTTGGCAAATACGCTTTTGGTTAAATAAATTTAATATATTTGAAATCTAAAACAAAAACAAAATGAAACTAAATGAAATGATTAAAATGGAAGCCGAATATTACGCAGCATTCGGTGGCGATGGAATGAGTGGTGAATCGTATTTCGCGTTTATGGCTGGTGCTAAATACGCACTCAAATTAATTGCTCAAGAAATCAATGATGAATTATGACTAAATGAAAAACAGTAGCCCTAAATAGAATCATTGGCAAGATGCATCTTGATAGCGTAACCGATGTTAAGCAGAACAGCGACTCTGCTCGGCTATTGTTTTCATCACAAATAATTGACAGCAAACTCAATTTAGTGCCGATAATTGGTGATACACAAACTATTTTGATAATCAAAAAATAAAAAATATGAGCGACAAAAAACAGACAGCAGTGCAGTACTTACAGCAAACTTATTTTAAGACTGGTATGCTATACCGCACTGATTTTAATAAAGCCATAGCGATGGAAAGAGAACAAATTGAGGAGGTAGCTATGTACCATAAAGATAGTGCGGTACAAATTGACTGCATTCGTTCTTATATGAAAAAGAATTGGAGGTCAAGATGAGTAAACAGACAGCATTACAATGGTTCTACAAAAAAATTAAAAGCCACTTTGAGCATGATGGCGACCTATTGGAAACATTAAAATTTACAATGGCAATAGCAAAAAAAATGGAAAGACAACAGATTGTTGATGCGTGGAATGATGGCGATTACGCTTACTTTTACAGCATTGAAGGTAAAGAATTTGAAGATGGTGACGAATATTATGAAGAAAAATTTGGAGGTAAAAATGAAAACTGAAATTACAAAAGACGAATTGGAAAAGGTCAAGGTGTTGAATCTACTCATGTGGTTACAAGCATCCATTTACGCAGGTGATGAATGCGAACCAATCAAATGGTTCTATAATCATCAAACAAAGATGCTATTAAAACGACTGAACGACAGCATCCAGCGTGAACACGGCAAGACAATCACTGCGTTGTGGAATGCAGATGGCGCAGTTCTTCCCGACATCACTCAACAAATTGATGATTTCACTTATGAAATGTCAACGTATGGCTATTGGATGCTTCCCGAATTAACCGAATTTATCCGTAAACAAAAAGATGTTCAACCTAAATTACAAGTGAAATGAATATAACAAATGACTTTGATAACCTGCAAAGTGAAACATACAAAGAAGTAATAACCGATTTAATCGCACGTGAAAAGATGGGACGAATTAAGTACGGAGTGACTGTGGATAAAGCGAATTTAAGCGAACAAGAATGGCTCAACCATGCTTACGAGGAAGCACTCGACTTCGCTATTTACTTAAAACGTATAATGTCGTTAAAAAGATAGCGTTCAAACCAACTGAATAAAGAGTGGCTTTGCGCCACTTTTTTTTTACTTCAATATTTCGGTCATTAACTTGTCTTATATCGTTCAATTCGCGCTCAATTTGTCCGATATATAACTCATTGCGCTCATTTATCTTGGTTAACGCCTGATTTTCTTGACTTAACTTTTGATTGTCTATAATCAAATAATTCAGTTGAGTAACTCCCAACACAACTAATCGTTTTTCTTTACTGATAGAATCCAACTCGCTCGTAATCGCGTAGCTTTTGTATTGCTTTTGTGTATGCGCTATCAATGGCAACGCTATCATACAAATAAATAGTATCAACTTGCTTTTCATAAATCGTCTTTAATTTAATTCGTTCCTTTTGAATCGTATCAATTTGTGCCTTCAGAACTACAACCGTATCGGAGTTGGTTACAATTTGTAACCGATTGGAATTGCATGAATTTTTCCCCACAATAAATGCAATGATTAACCCAATACCAAACGCAACGTATTTAATATATTGCTCCTTCATGTATGCGGTAATTTTTTACATGAAATGCTTTATTAATTCCTCGCGTAATGATGGCGAACCCATGATTGTACTTTGAATAGGGATTGTAATCAGGTGACAATTCGCTCAAACAACCCACACCCCAACAGGTTATTACCTTTCCATTTACATCGCGTTCAGTGTGTTCCGCAGTTTGATGATGATGGCCACACATAGCATTCGCTTTTGTCTTTAAAAACAATCCACGCGCCACGTTAACAGATGGAAGAAATTGTTTTCCAAATTCATGTCCATGAAATATAGACAACCCACCAATGTTTATTTTGCTTTTTCCATCTAACCATTTGATGTCATATTTATCGCAATGGGTTAGCGTTGGGAAATCGAACGCATCAATGTCGAATAGCTCTGGAGCTTTCACACGCATATATCGCCAGTATCTTTCCTCATGGTTTCCTTCTTTGTAAACTATCTCCGCGTTTGGAAATTGCCCTCTCAACTCACTCAAAAAACTGCGCATTGCATACAACTCATCTTTGAATTTTCTTTTCTTTGGGTCTTTAACAAAATCGCTTATCATGTGGCAGTCGAGCGCATCTCCATTCAAAACAACCGTATCAACTTCCTCATCAATGCCAGTTTGAATTGCAACGCTTAACGCATCGATGTCATGATATGGGATGTGTATGTCGGATAGTATCAAAACCTTCTGACCTTTAATATCAAAATGCTTCCTTCCTTTCGCGTATGACTTCGGTAAATTGAATGGATTTTTTGACCTTTCTTTTTCCATTACAAATGATCTTTTACTACCCAAATCCTTTCTGCTTTGCACTCCTTTCTTGCCTTCGATGTAACGCAATACTGATCGCGCTTCTTCAACACTTAAAAATGTTTCGAAATTTTCTTTAGCTAATTTCTTCGCGAGTGTTAGCGTTGGAGCGTCTGGAAATCTCGTTCGTAACTCACGCGCTAATTCTGATTTTGTTGGTTGTTTTGTCATATTTAAAAAGGTCTGTAAACAGTTTTCCCACCACTCTTTATTGCTCGTAGTATTTGTTTTCTATTTACTTCCTTATTGTAACTGACATGAACCCAATCAGGCGCATTCTCCGTACCAAACTCCCAAATGAGTTGGTCAAAATTACAATTATTTTTAATGTAATCAAAAATTGCTTTATTACTAACACCACCGAAAATATCGCCATCGATGTCTAACGCTTTACCTTCCATATGCTGCGAATTTTTTGCCCCATTAATTCTACGATTTAATTCAACCGATCTGAATGCACTGCTAATCCCAATTGGTTTTCCAAAGTGTTCACGCACTTTATCAAAAACTTCCGTGCAAACCAATTTTAAATTGGCAACCTGCTCGGCATTTGGAATATTAGGAATTTTCAGTATACTCGCTTGAGTGCTTTTAATGACTTCTTGGAGTGTGGTGTATTTACTTAACTGGCTCATCGTTCATGATGTCTTTTATATCATCGTTTTTCCTTCCTACCAATGTCTTTATCTTACCCCATAAATCCTTTCCTGTAACAGCTTCAATTGATTCCACAATTGATTTAAACTCAATCACTGCTACTACCGTTGCAATCAATTTAGTGATGGGAATCAACTGATCTATTATGTAGGTTTCAATCAAAAAACCGCTAACGATAGCGAGTTGGTACAACAACATTTTCGTGATGCTGTCGCTCATTCTGCGTGAACGAATTTTCATTCCTAATTTTATTGCTTTCCAAATGCCAACAACCATATCCGCGCCAACCAAAAAACCAATGGTTATCATTAGTTCTTTTATTGGAAGGAATATCGTTACTAACGCGAGTAGCCAATATTTTGTCTTTAAAAACAACAACTCCTTCATCATTTCTTTGTCTCGTATTGTTTTTTTAGATATTGCTTTAACAACTTTTCGTATTGCTTTTTTCGGTTCAATACGATGGTGGCAGAAAATCTTTTATTGTCCATCTTAATCGGTTATGTCTGTATGAATCGCTAATCAAAAAACTACTCTTTCCGTATGGGTTTCTGTCGGGTGAAATGTCGTTATTCGTATTTGATGTGTACTCGGGAAACAACGAACTATTATAGCACAAATACTGCACCAAACGATTGGTATAATAACGAGCGTTATCACGTGCAGCTTCCTTCAATGATTCCATTTCGCCCTTTGTAACTGGCGTTGTATCTTCACTTTGTCTGCTCACCAAATTACCGTTGTCATGTTTGTACAACAATGACGGATATAACTCAACCATTGTCCACCACAATAATGATTTTAACACGTAATCATTCAACAATGTTTCGTAATCACCAGACAATGTTCCTGCGCTGACATCCGCTTTGATTCTATTCATTAAATCAGTACCCAAATAATTGGTTATTTGCTTATCCTGCGCCAAATAAATGGCAGGTCTGATAATGTTTGGATCAACAGCATCGGTAATCGCTGTGTATTTCTTTAAGTAATCTTCAGTGATTAATAATATTTCGGGTTGTATTGCCATTTTATTCTATTTTATTTGGTTCCAAAACGTGGATTGTCGGGTAAAAATCCGTTGTATGGCATATCTATTGGACGCGTTTCAACTAAATAATTGTTACGCACTTTGTATCCAGCTTTTTCCGCCATGCTCCATGCTTTTTTTCTTGCGTTTGGATTGTTTAAATCCAATCCAAATCCCTTTGCGCTAATGTATAATTCTTTCTTGAAGATATGGCCACAGTTGCCCCCGCCTTTATACAACCAGACGCTATATGTATCAGCCCCATGCGCCCCCCAACCTGGATTAACTGCCTTATTATTTAATGCCATTAAATCCTCTTTGCGGTATAACTTATCAGCAGCAATCATCTTGCGACAAAATGGTCGTGAAGATGCTGTTAATCTACCGCTATAACGATAACGCACGTAATATGTTTTTCCATCAATGACTTTATCCTGTGTACTCGTTGCGTTTGGTTTGGCAGTTCCTGTACTAACCGATTGTTTCAGTTCTTCGATACCATCGAATATGTGGGCTAATGCTTCGTTTTCGATGTCATCATTTTCGTAATCAACATCGTAACTGTCTAACAAAATCCAATCCTCATTCGGTTCTTCACCTAACGCGATTAATTCCTCTGCGATGTCATCTAAATTTACTTGTTCGCGTTCGCAGTTAACTTTTTTTTTTTGGACTACTTGCGTAGGATCAATAACTACATTCGATAGGTTGTCGAAAATGCTATTTATCTGCGCATCACTCATCGTTGGAAACGCTGCCTTTGTGATTGCTTTTGCAGATGGAATGGTTAACACATTCGCAGTTGTTTGAACGATAATCTCTAACAATGAAGCTATCTGCGCTCCATTCAATGCTTGACTTGCAACGTCTAACGATGGCGCATTGTTCATGCTCGTTTGCGCATCTTGAAACAAATCATTTTGAGTGATTTCAATATTGGCATTTATTGCAACGGTTGAAAATAAATACTCGATGCTATCCGTAATCATGCGCTGAAATGGCTCAACTACTTGCTTCATGAAAATACGCATGGCTTGTTTCATCTCATCCGTATTACTTCCTAATCCACCACCATCACGAATACCAAACAACAACGGTGAAGTTACGCGATGTCCAACCAATATGGATTCAACCGCTTGACCTACCAATGTTTCGAATTGTTTGTCCATATCGGACACAGGAAATGGAGTGAACTCCACACCTCTATCTCTGTCCTCATTAAAAAACGTCAATACCTTACCAGCATTTTCTGCACCTTGAATCGCTTGTTGCAATTGGTTCTTAATCATGCGTTGTTCCTCTAATGATGGAATGCCATTATTAAAAGATGTAATTAACGATGGGAAGAAACCATTTAAAATCAAATTAACTTGATACTCGCTAATTTGTCTTGTCAACTCGATGTTGTTGACTGCGCTTATGTAATCGGGTTTTGGATAGTATTCACTTCCCGGAACTATCGAATGCACGAACAAAACTTGCTTTGGACATTCATCCTTGTAATCGGGATTGAACATCGGTATATATGATGGTATATTTTTCTTTTTTCTGCTATCGTTCCAATCACGCGAGTAGTAAATACCACTAATATCGTCATTGTCATCACTCACGCACAAACGACAATTCTCGAAAGGAAGATGATTAATTTGCGCAATGGTACTTCTATCCATTGACCAAATAACTTCCCAATAAAAACCGCCATGTAGCTTCAAATCTAACGCGGTTGAATGTCTTATCTTGTCTAATCCTAATCGTGCAATTTCAGTTGATGCCTCTGCGCTTGTTGAAACGAAATCTTGTCCAGCTATCATGAACGCAATTGAGTTTACAATGCTTCCATGTACTGGCGATTCGTTATATAATTCAATGATATATTGTGGAAATGAATTGGCATCGCCATAACTCACAAATCCCTTCCTATCTTCAACTTCTATGGGTTGAATTTTTACATATTTAGACAACTCAATTTGCGTTGCTCCTATGCGTTGTTTTATTTCGTCAACTATATTAGGCATTGTATTCTATATCAGATGGAATGGTTAATGTCGGTTGGTCGTAGTAATCAATGAGCGAACTGAACTGAACAAAACCTCTTTCAATTTCACCAACCACATCAACAGAATTAGGATCCAGGTTAGTATTTGAATTTTGACCGTAAACAATAAAATTCCAACGGCCACCATGAGTGACGAGAATCGATGCGTTAGTTGGATCATCAGCATTCGTGCTAATACCCAAAATTGTAATCCTTTCGTTCTCATCTATAATGGTTGGAATCACGTATAACAATTCCGAAGTTAGTTCATTTTGTAACACCAATAAGTAATCGGTATAGGTTGTTGAAAAAAGTAAACTCCCCTGCTTTAAAGATAGCAGGAGAGTTTGAGATGCGGTATTAGATTGCAGGTAATTCACTCTGCAAATTTATTAAATGGTTGCAGCTACGACAGTGAAGTCAGTAGCAAATACACCATCCTCAATTCGATACGCTTTGTGCTTTGAATCGGAAGTAAGTGTGATATTGTAACCGTTCATATCACCCTTCGCAGTTCCTGTCATGGTTGATGCTGCGGTTACTTCTGCTCCATCCTCATAACCAACAACCCAATAATTATCGTTGTTATCTAATACAATAACAAACAAACGATTTTGAGCGATTAACTCCAATTGCTTTCTTCTTGGTGCGCTCAATTTGTGGAATGATGCGGTTATTGTTTGAGTATAGAAAATCGTTCCATTCTCAACGCTTGAAGCAACTTCCTCAGTGAAGCTACCTGTTGATTTTGGCAAAACAAACTCATACAAATCATCTTCAGCAGAACAATTTGTAATCAATTCAGTTGTTCCATCAATGGTTAATGTACCAGCAAATAAACTTTGCGCATTCAAAAATATTTTTTTGATTCCACCAATGCCATCTTTACACTGTAAACCAAATCCTGCGGTAATTGTACACATTTTTTTATATTTTTTATTTAATAAAATGGGGAGCAGTCGTAACCACTCCCCTTTTATATGTGGTTAATTAATTATGAATAGAATACAATCTCGTTGCCGAATCCATACTGTACACCAGCTAAGAATTGAGCAGAGAAGCGAACAGTTCTATCAAGATTTACATTTCTCATTGACATCACTGCTACTTCGTTCCATTGTGCTGCGGTGTTAGTACCGAACCACATATTACTCTTTTGTGCAAACACCATAGTATCATCAGACATACCTGGACACTCAGCAATAGTGTATTGTCCCAACCACGTCATTGAAATAGATTCACCACTTTGGTAGAAGAAACCATTACCTGCGGTTGCCATAGCGTTACGATAAGCCTCTGCTACATTGGAAGATACATAAAGAATTGGCTTTTCAGTGGCTCTTCTTACACGAATTGGCATTGCAGCAATTACCTTTTCAATTTCATCCACCACATTGGTCTTATCAACAGTTGTATTTGCAACATCAATTACAGAAGCATCAGCAAGTAATAACGCTTCAAAACCTGCATACTCGCCAGTTGTAGCATTGACACCCTGCCAAATCAAACGCTCGTTGTTAGCACCGATACCGCCCAACATAGTAGCAGTTACAGCCTCCAACAAATCAGGAGTAATTTCTCCATTTTGAGCATAAGATGTATCCCAATCAATCAAAAAATCTTTAGAACACAATGTGCGATCAACTTGGAATTTCTCCAAAATCAAAATACGCTCGGACAATGCGATTGTTCCTGTATCTGTGAAGTCACAAGTTGGAGCAGCGAATGTTACGTTGTCGACGATTTTTCTTACGACTTCTTTGTAATCAATGTTTTCCTTGAATGTCAAGTACTGCAATGATTCATTTGCGAGGAATGCGGACTTAATATATCCTCCCGCGACTTTACCAGCATATGTGGTAGATAATGTGGTGGTTGTGGCCATTTTTTTCTTTTATTTATTATTGATTTTTTAATAAGTATTTTACGCGATCAGTATGCGACAATTTGAAAAATTCAGATTGACTCAACTTTTGCTCGTCAAAGTTTTTGTTTTTCTTCACGCTTTCAATAGCTGGTTGTTTGCTCATCTTTTCCACTTGCGCAGACAATTCAGTTTTTTCAGCAGTCAATGCATTGATGCGGCTTTCGAATTGCTCAATCAACGCATTAATCGTAGCTTCAAATTCCTCTTTGCTCACTCCATCAAATGCAGCTTGTTCTTCTTTGGTTGGTTCTTCAGATTCCATCTCTGGCTCAATGATTTCAGTTACAACACCACCAACAGTGACGATGAATTTACCTTCAGCAGTTTCGTGCTTACCATCTGGCGCAGGAACATCATTTCCTTCGGCATCCTTTACGAATAATGGACTACCGACAGCAATCATTTCATCTGGTGAACTTACTTCCGTTCCATCTTTAAGAATTGCAACGGACATCTTTACAGGAGCAGCCGCTTCGATTTCACCTTCAGCACTTAATTTAATGCCAAAAGATTTTAATCTATCCGCGTACTTGCTCACGATTTCATTTACTTTATTCATTGTTAAAAATATTTTCTCGTATATATGTAGCATTATACCTACTTTTGTTTTGTAGTAGTTAGTTTTGTTTTGTTTAGTTTTCCTTTGTACAGAAAACCCCCTAAACGTAGGGGGCTTTTTGTTTGTCGGGTAAATAACGACCTCACGAATTTAACTCGGTGGTCAATTCTCGCATTATCTTTTCAATCTCTTGCTCTGCAAGATATTCATCGCTTAATTCGGTGAAGAATCCTTCCAATGAAAATCCTTTTACATCACCTTGTTTAATGGATTGCCACACTTCATCATTATCTACTTTCATGCCAATGCACCATGTGCCATCGGGGAAGTTGAATCCAAAGTTTTGGCTCTTATCATGCTCACCTTCTTTAATCCAACTCTCAACAACTGTACAACCTGTAATAGGTATCTCATGTTGAAGATTGCTATTGTGGTGCATATTGCGTTTGAGATATTCTTGCGCGATTTTATTGATAGTTTCTGCGCTGTATTTAGCGTAGTATTCACCACCTAAAGAATCAACGCGGTATATCAATTGTTCGGGTAGCATAACCGCACCGTAAAGCATCCTTCTTTCTCCTTCATCAACTGCCGCATGGTTCATTTTCTTTGCGGATTTTAACGCAACAAAATCAATTTCAATCGCTGGCTTGTCCACCAATGAAATACAATTCACACCAAGATAACCGCTATCATCGATGGTGTATTCAATTACTTTTACTTCGTTCATATTATTTAATTATTCGTGATTGGTCTTTTATTTTTTGTTCGGCTTCTTGCGCTGAACTCACGTTAGTTGCGAGTACATACGTTTGTAGCGGTTGGGCCTTATTTGTTTGTTGATTGATAAAAGAAAGGTCTAACGCAGGTGCATTTGTTGAACCTCCACCCATTCCACCACCACCGCCACCATTATTTGATGATGGAGTTGTAGGAGTAAATCTACTGCTGTCAAAAGTTGTTTTTTGAATTTTGGCAATGTTCGCGATTGCAGTTACCGCAGCGGCTGCGGCAGCCACGTATCTCGTTGGGCCTACTAATGTTGGATCTCCTAAAACAGACATCACACTTTGAGTTCCATTAATTGCCGCCTGAGCTAATTGTAATTTTTTATTTATCTCAAAAGATTTCTTTGCATTCTTTAAAGTGTTCGCAGGAAAAGATTCGTTTAATGTTATTAATGCACCAACAGAAATACTCGCCATTCGCAATATCTGTTCACCGGTTATTTGTTCTAACTCAATTGCTTTATCAGCTGCATTTTTATCGGCATCTTCTTCGGATTTTCTGTACTTATTATTTACTTCACTTTGCTTATCTTTTAATTCTTGTTCTAATGCAAGAAAATCTAAACCATATTTTTTAGCAAGTTCAATTTTTAAAAAATACTCATCTTGTAAATTTTGGAGTTCGGTAGCTTGCGCGCCTTGTTTTATGTTTTGAATTTCTTGCGACAACGCTTCTTCTTCATCCGCTGCTTCGCGTTTAATGCTATCGAGTAACTGTTGTTGCTTTACAGCTTTATCGTACTCTTCTTTTCTCTCTCTCTCTTTTTCTTGTTTATCTTTTTCAGCATCTGCTTTGTCTTTTTCTCTTTTTGCTTTTGCTTTATCCGCTTCAATTTGGTCGTACTTATCATTTATTGCATCGCGCTTTTGTCGAGCTAATTCACCTATCTCATTTTGCAAATCTGCGTTACCTCTCGCCAACCACAATTGGTCATCATACCACTTTTGTACATCTCTCAACTCTCTCTCACGTTCATTCATGCGGCCACGCAACAAATCCTCACGCAGTTTCTCAACCGCTTCATTTGCCTTCTGCAAATCGGCCAACATTTCCTCATTCCTTTTCTTCGCTGCCTCTGCGCGTTCAGATGCCTCCGTATCAATTAATCCTGTCCAATTGAGAAAGTCAGTAATTCCATCAATAACAAAATCGATTTGCTCTTTAATGAATCCGAACACCTTACCCACCAACCCACCTGCATTAACCAATTTATCAAAATTCATAATGATTGCGGCAATAACTCCAGCAATTAAAAAAATAGGATTGGTCAGCAATACCTTTCCCAAATCGAACATTGTGCCGCCAAAACTTTTTGCACCTTTTGATAAATCTCCAAACTTAAAATCCTTCATTGCGCTGGTCATTCCCCTCACGCCAGTCAATGCGTTTTCGAAGTCGAGTGATAGTATTGAACTACCAATCATTGACATCGAATTGTTCAACCTTTCCAATGGCGCACCGCTTACGGTATTGACTGACTTACCCAAGTCATCCATCCTATCCTTGAGTTCACCGAGTTGTCTTTGTACTCGGTCAAATTCGGCAGTACCTTCGGGAAGTGTGGCTAATTCCTCACGCAGCTTACGCATCTGCGTACGCATCGATTCAACCTTCGCTGTGCCTTGTATATCGACTTCAATAACTACTTCTTGCTTTGCCATTAGATTAAATTAAAAATGTACATTGTTCCCAAAATCATTGTAGCAATAACGCTCAAATTAATAAGCATTGTCAACCAATTGGGCATATTGTTTTTATTGTTTGGAAGATTAGCACCATGTCCCAATTCAATCAATTGTTGGACATTCTTAAACGTCATTTGTGGACTATTCATAGTGATATTGTGTGAAGGTTGTTAATGCGGTTAATTTGATATTGTTTTCGGGATAGGTTGAACTACCTACTAACTTGACGCGTGGGTAAAATGTTTCTCCGCTTATTACCATATCCCAAACGAGATAGCCTGTAAAGTTGTTGAATGTTTCATCGATAGTCGTTGCATTGATGAATAGAACCGTTGTTGATCTGTTTATGATGTGCAAATTGTATTCACCTGTAATCGTTCCATCTGCGCCAGTGTTTTGCATTCCGCTTAATAAAATCTTCAATACCCAAATGGTATTTGTTGGAATGTTGTAGTTATCAACTCCTTCGATTTTTAAATCAATGTAAGTTGTGTTATTGGTGAAATTACCACTACCGAAAAGGTGAACGATGCCGCTTTGAATTTGTCCATTGTAACTACCTGTACCGCCAATCGTCATGCCTTTGTTGATGATGTTCGCATTATTACCTAAAGCGACAATATCTCCGCCTAAATTATTAGCAACGATTAGATTTTTACCTACTACCAAACTGACGTCATTATTATCACCTAAATAGTTTTTAATACCGCTAATAAATGAAGTGTTATTGCCGGGTCTAACGATGTTGGTTTCGCCATTCACAAAGTTAGCCAACGGGTCTGTATCTACATTGCCTGTTGGTTTACCTGTTCCTGTTGTGTCTTGCGGTTTAGTAGTTCCACCATCGCTAATAAATGCGTAACACGCAGTACCATCCCATGTATAACCATAGTTTTCGCAACAGATTTCCGTTGCTGCGGCAGGATCATTGTTGGAATCGTAAAACTGAACTTGACCGTTGGTATCAATTGCAACGGGATGGAGCAAACAATCGGGAGTAACATTAATCAATTTCATCAATTGAACTTGTACGCTTTCTTGCATACCGACAACGTAATCCTTTATTTCTAAAATGCGCCAATAGGAATCCTTAATAAAAATTTCATCGTTGTATTTAAAGTCATAAATATCCGCAAATTCGAGCGCAAAAAACGCTGTCATTATCCGAGCATCAGGCGCATAAATGTTTTTGATGTAATCATTGTAATAACGTGCATACAGCGTTTTGTACGGAATCGAATCAACTGGGTGCAATGGTGTTTCTTGTCCAAAGTTCCAATCATTTGTACTTAACCCTCCATTGTAAAATTCATAATGATGGAATATTGGCAATTGAAAATCAGTATCAATTGTCATTGTGTCATCATTCAAAAAATGAATGGACAATATTTGTCCATAACACTCATATAAAATTCGCGGTGTTGGGTTGACGTACTCAACACTTGAATTGATGAACTTCGGGATGGGATAGTCAGTTCCTTGAATTAATGCAAGTGGTGTGCTTCCAAATTCCAATTCGATTTTCATTTCATCAGTTGCAAAATCATTTTGGGGATCGAGCAATTGCAATCTACCATACACACGGTTGCCTTGATTGTTGTATAAGTTGTTTAAATAGTCATCTGACTTTTTATAAGTCCATGTGTTCACATTAGCTTGATAGTCGGTTGTTGGAGTTAATACGATGTCTTTGCTAATGTCTATTTTATTACTCCAATCCTTTTGAGTTCCTTGCGTCAGATATTCTTGTAATGGTAGTATCGATAATTTCTTTGGATTAAATTGATTTGGAATAACGACTAAATTAAATGCCTTGAAAATAGCACTCATAAACTCGGTGCATTTCATGATGGGAGCATTCGCTACCCAATCAATTGTATTGCCATATAATGGCTTTGAAAGTTGCTCACATTTGAAAGTAACTTGTTGAATTGTCAATGTGCGTGTTGCACCATATGAATTGACATTGCTTTCCGTATCAAATATGAATGGCTCAATTGTTTCACCAGCTTCTAAAAAAACTTGTTGTGTTACTGTTGTTCCAATGAATGTGGTTGATGCTGCTTCTGATAAAAATTCAGTTCCTTCAGTATTTATAATGAACCAATAAAAAGGAGTGAATGAACCAATGAACGTTTTGTTCGATGCTAAATCAGTTTTTACCAATCTCGTTGTCATCGCCCAATCAAACAAATCTGCATCAACACTTAAATTTGCGCTGAATGAAATTAAGTAAGTACCATTAAACGGAGCAGTGAATACGTTACCACTTGTATTACCACCTTGATCGGTAACAACTGACATGGATGGTGAATACAGATATTGCGAAACACCGCCAATGGTTTGACTTGTAAAGGAAGTAAAATCAAATGTTCCGCTTGTCGCTTGTAATTTGAATTTTGATGTTTCCGTATTGCCTAATGTTTGGCAATTATTGTTTTCACTCGTAAACGGAATGAATGATGCGCTCAATTGATTCACCCAATCACTACCTCCGTAATCAACTTCGAATCCACTCAATTGACAAATCTTACTGAATACATAAAAAGCATTGACGAATGGAGTGAGTTCAGCTGCTTTAATGACATTACTCACGCTATTCGAATAAATGGAGCGTGTACCGGGAGTATTGACAATACCAACCCAATTGTTACCTCTATCGGTTAATCCAAATCTCAAAAGATTATTGCCAATAATACCTGAATTGCAATAACCAACATT